TTCTTCGGTCTTGTCGGGGCGGGGTGAGTCGGGCGTCCGTTCTCAGAGTCACGCATCGCAACTTGCGCGGCTGGGGTCGTCCCGCGCCAAGAAGCGCGCTTTGATTGTTGAGGACGCCCTGGAGAAGATGGCGACCTTGTACCTCAAGGTTATGCAGCAGGACGATACAACTGCATATCGAGACAACTATGGGATAGATTTTATCCCACAACAGTTTACAAAAGACTTTGTAGTTAAGGTAGATGCCCACAGCAATTCCCCTATTTTCATGGAGGATTTGCGGTCATTGGCGTTCAACTTGTTCAAGGCCCAGGCAATTGACAAGGAGAGTTTGCTTGACTTGTTAGAGCCTCCTATGAAACAGTTGTTGAAGGACAAGTTGAAGAAGGCTGAAGCGAAGGGCGCTGAGTCGCCGGAAGCCAAGCCTTCTGCTCCGCCGGCTTTGAAGAAGGTCTCGTGATGGAGAAGGTTACTAGCCTCAGGGGTGATCAGCCCCGGTACACGCAGAAAGATTTGGCCCGTTCCGAGGCCCCGGCTTCCCTGCAATATCGCGTGACTGCGATACGTTCCATGGGTAATGATAGGGGTGCGCGGCGGTTAAGCCGTGACTGAAGGGGGTGATCTTAGATGTACCGTGCGATGCGCAAGGCTCGTAAGACCCGTCGCTAATATGAGTTTTTCGGGGGCATCACTCTGTTCGGAAAGGAGGATTTGACATGCGTCGTCGTGGTCGTAAGGCGAAGCGGTAACTAATCTGCGGGGCGAACCCGTTGATTCCGCTGTGCGCCGAGGGGACGCACGTTGTAAATATATCCCCTCGTTTGCTTTTTTCTGGACTAATTGCTTAATGGGTTGTTACTTAGTCGTTGGAGGGTTTGAATGGCTGGTCCTAGTGATCGCATGATGGCGTTGATGGCGCGGGGCCAAGGTGCTTCGGCTGACGCTATGCCTGCCGGCCCTTCGCCCAATGATGGTGTGACCCCGCCGATGGGCGCTCCGATGATGACGCCTGAGCCGAAGATGGGCGACAAAGAAGCTGCGATGATCAATGTTGGTCTTGCGCTGGATTTGTTGGAGCAGTCTTTGCCGGCCATTGGTTCCAATTCGCCTGAGGGCAACAAGATTATGTCAGCCGTGCGTGCGTTGACGGGCATGATTCAGCCGCGTCAGGCTAAGGTTGACCAGTTGAAAAACGCCGAGATTCTTCAGTTGCTCCAAAACCTACCGCAGTTGGGTGGTGGCGCTCCTGAGGCCAGGGCAATGATGGCGGCTCCGCCGATCCCTGGGCTTGCGCCGGGTGGTGGTCAAGCGCCTCCGCCTCCGCCGATGCCGCCCGCTGGCGGTGCAATGCCACCTTCCGGTGGACCAATGCCGCCTATGGGCGGCGCCATGCCTATGTAGGAGAAGTAGTATGGACCTTTTCAAGCCGCGTGGCGCCGCGCATGTTCGTCGGCCCACAGACAACACTCAAGCCAACGGTCAGATCATCAATACGCCGCGTTATGCGGAGATGGGTGGTCTTTCTACCGCTGCTAAGATTGGCAGCAAGAACAAGATGGCCATTAAGCCGCCCGGTGACGGCAAGAAGGTCATCTAAGGGAAGGAATCGGGGACATGCCCTCTCTAGAAGATATGGCGCCTGAGGCGCGAGATGAATTGGCTCTACTCGCGCGTCGGCTGGCCGAAAATCCGGCAACTCGCAAAGAGTTTTTGCGTCTGACCAAGAAGGCGACGCCTGACCTACCGATCCCTGAATTGGAGATCGAGGACACGGTGTATGCCGCGACCAATCAGGCGCACGCTCGCGTGGAACAGCTTGAGCAGAAGCTGCGCGAGAAGGAAGCCATCGAAGAATTGAACCGGCGTCGTCAGTCGCTGGTCAAAAAAGGCAAAGTTTCTGATGAGTCGGAGATTGAGCAGGTCGAAAAGATCATGCTTGAGCGCGGCATCACGAATCATGAAACCGCTGCGGACTTCCACAAGTGGATGAACGAGCAAGCGAAGCCGACGCCTTCTACGTTTAGCCGTAATGTGCTGGACGACACGGCGCGCAACACGCTTTCGTCGTTTTGGAAGAACCCGCAACACGCGGCAAGAGACGAGGCGAGCAAGGCTTTGATGGAGTTGAGGAGAAATCCTCGTCCTATCGGACTTTGATCGTTTCTACGGGGACGTAATTTTTGCTTCGGAGATAAGCCATGCCTATCGGTGGTGGTATTCTTCCGGCGACGGGTAGTACGCAGTACACCGAGTTGACTTATGTTACTCGGCGCGCATTTATCCCGAAGCTGGTTGTACAGATTTACAACAGCACGCCGCTTATGGCGGCGCTTATTGCCAATAGCCAACAGGCCACGGGTGGTGTGTCCTCCGTGACTGTGCCGGTTCAAGGCTCTCAGTTTGTGAACGCTCAATGGTCTGACTACAGCGGCTCCTTTACGCAGCCGTCTGTGCAGCAGGGCGCTTACAACGCTGAGTTCAACCTCAAGCTGATGATTGCCCCTGTGCCGTTCCTCGGCATGGAAGGTGCGGTGCAGCAAGACCACGCCATTATCCCGCTGATCGAGGCTCGCATGAATGATGCGACCAACGTCATGATGGATGCGATGGCGACGGCGCTGTACACCAACACGACCAACACGCAGCAGTTCACTGGTCTGCCGGCGGCGGTTGATGATGGTACGGGCACTGCGACCTACGGCAACATCAATCGCTCGACCTACACGTGGTGGAAGTCGAAGCAGTATGCGGCTGGTTCGGTGAACCCGACCCGTCAGAACATCCTGCAGTACATCTCCGGTACGGTGAAGAACGGCGCTGAAGTGCCGACCTTTGGCGTGTGCGGCTTTGGTACTTGGACCCTGCTCGCGCAGGATTATGTTGGCCAGGAACAGTACGTCATTACCCCGGGTTCGGGCTTTGACGGCGATGCCAATGGCCCGCAGTCCGGCTTCCGCGCCCTGATGGTCGCTGGTGTGCCGATTTATCCCGATCCGTACTGCCCAGAAGGCACGGTGTACTTCCTGAACACCAACTACCTGTCGCTGTATATCCACGACCAGGGTTCGTTCGTGTTCACGGGCTTCGAGTCCACCCTGCCCAACTGGCAGATTGGTTATGTTGGTGCCGTGCTCATGATTGCGGAATTGGTGAATACCAAGCCCAAAGCCATGACCAAGGTCACTGGCTATAACAGCCTGACGATTTAAGGAGGATTGACCTATGGCTCTCGGCCTTAACAAAATCCTCGTTGCGAACACCTCGGCCAATACGTCCGGTGGTTATCTTCAGCCGGTCAGCGTTGCAAACGTCGGGGCGGGTAACGCCACTGCGATGTCCAACGCGCAGTTCATCCCGGCTGGCACCTACCTGATGCTGCCGGCGGCGAACGTGACGATTGAAGTCAACAACTACACGGGTTCCGCTAATAGCTGGACGACGCTTCTTGCCAATAACACGGGCGGGGTGCTGATTTCTGACGGGTTTAACGTGCGCGCTAACGCGACCACGGGCACTCAGTCGGTTACGCTCCTCACTGTGAATGGCGGGCAGGCGGCTTCCGGCACCTACAACTCGTAAGGAGGCGTAGGTATGGCAAACGGCAACGCTGTTGGAACCAATCTCCCGACTTCCTTTGGGCGCTATGTCCTGGGTGAAGTGCGCGGGGTGTCGGTTGCTGCCACTGGTAATGCCGTAGCGACCATTCCAATTCTGTTGGGTGGTCTTACGGCTAACACTGGCTGCTACATTGTCCGTGAAGTCACGGTAATGAACGCCAACAAGAGCATCGCCACGGCCAACGTCATTGTTCTCACTTCAAGTGATGGCAATACGTCGAACAACGTGTCTAACGCGACTGTTTTGTCCAATGTGAGTGCTGCCACGACCAAGTGGCAAGACCTTACGCTGGCTGATTCGGCTGCGACGGATGCGTACACGGCTGGTGCTTTGTTTGTAAAAGTCAACACGGCGGTTTCGGGTGGAACCTGTGACATCCGTGTTGTTGGGACTCCGGTGAACCTGTGACCGATACCGTTTATGTGACCAACGAAGGCGAAATGTCCCTCACTGATGGGTGGGATGGCGTTTCGTATGTTTTTCAGCCTGGGAAGACGGTGCAAATTCCGGCTTTTGTGGCGGGTCACATATTCGGGTATAATGTCGAGGATAAAACACCGCATGTGATTAGGCTTGGTTGGGCAAAAACCACCAATGACATCCCTAAAGCGATGGCGTGGTTGGAGAATTTTGTCATTACAACCGAGCCTCCCACGGTTCGTCGCTCTGTGTCCCCGGAAGCGACGGACTCCGCACAACCTCCTCCGGCGCCGCAACCGCGTCGGGGGAGGGGAGTGGAAGCATCAGCTACTATTCAATGAGGTGCGTGAATGGCTGTTACATTAGCGCAGTACATCACGCAGTGCCGGCGGTTACTGCATGACGCAAACGCTAATTTCTGGTCGGATCAGGAATTAACGGATTACATCAACGACGCGCGTAACAAGCTGGTGCGTGATACCGGGTGTTTGCGCACGATCCAGACGAGCGCCACGGTAACCAATCAAGAGACATACACGTTTGCATCACTGCCGCAGGGTGATCAAACGATGGATATTATCAACCTTAATCTCTATTGGGGTAGCACGCGCATTCCGCTCCGGTATTTGCCGTGGACGGACTTCAATGCGCAGTTGCGTTATTGGCAGAATTACTATGGTCGCCCCGTTGCTTACAGCATGTATGGGCCACAGACTTTTTATCTCGGCCCCGTGCCGGATGAAGTTTACACGATGGAATTAGACACGGTGATTGAGCCGACGGCGTTGGTAAACGCTACGGACACCGATACCATTCCTGATATTTGGACTTCGCCTGTTGCGTTTTATGCGTGTTATACGGCCAAGTTCAAAGAGCAGTCGTATGGCGAGGCGGAGATTTTCAATCAGCAATACATGAAGAAGGTGCAGAGCGTGCTTGTTGGCACGATGACGCGCCGGATGCCGACCCCGTATAGTCAGGCGTACTAATCATGGCGTCGCCGGAGCAGCGCAAACAGTATCATATCTCCAAGAATTTCAAGGGGATAAATACTCAAGCCAACCGCACGGCTATTGATTCGGACGAGTTCGCTTGGCTTGAGAACGCACAGCCTATCGGTTACGGCAACGTCAAAACCGTGCCGGCGCAAACTACCGTCCAGGTGTCCAGCGCGGACTTGGCCTGGAGCGGTACTGTTGAGTCGTTGTACGACGCCAATGTGAACAACAAAGAGTACATCTTTGCGTTTTTCACTAATGGCGGGGCGGAGGCTTACAACGCAACCGACGGGACTAAAGTCACTGTCGCTAACTCTGGCAAGTTCTCTGCGGCTGGCGTGCGTATTGCGCAGTGGAAGAATGAGCGCATCCTGATCATTGACCCGGCCAAAGGGTTGTACAACTGGGATGGCACGAACGTAGTAAGCATTGGGTCGGTGTCTGACTACGGCATGACCGATGTGGGGTCAGGTTATACCTCAACGCCCTCGGTGTCTTTCAGCGCCCCTAACGAAACGGGTGGTGTGCAGGCAACCGGGTCAGCGGTGGTGCTGGCTAATACGGTTGTCGGCATTAACATTACTGAAACGGGTTCGGGTTACACCTCTCCGCCGACTATCACGATCAGCGGTGGTGGTGGGGCTAACGCTGCGGCCATTGCGTCCAGCCTGACCTTTGCGACGGGTACTGTGAGTTGCATCGTGAAAAGCGGTGGCACTGGGTACACCAGTTCGTTTGCGGTGACGTTCTCGGGTGGCGGCGGGGCCAACGCGGCAGGCACGGCGATTGTGTCGGGCGGTTCCGTGACTAAGGTCATCATGACCAATAACGGGTCGGGTTACACCTCGGCGCCCACAGCCAACGTGTCGGCTGGCGCGGGTTCTGGAGCGATTGTCGAGGCAGTGGTTACGACTAACGCCAACACAGACGTTGCGACCTTTAGTGGGCGCACCTGGGTTTCTCAAGGCCGCACGGTTTTTTACTCGGCGGCGGACAGTTACACCGACTTTGCCTCGGTCAGCGCCGGCAATATCCTGATTACTGACTCGACGCTGCACACGAACATTGTAGCTTTGTTATCGGCCAACAACTTTTTGTACGTGTTTGGCGCGGACAGCATCAACGTGTTTTCGGATGTGCGGGTTGGGCAGGACGGGGTGACGGTCTTTACCAATACCAACGTGTCGGCGTCGGTAGGTACGAGTTTCAAGAAAGGCTTGTACGCGTACTTCCGATCCGTAGTATTCATGAATGAATACGGGATTTATGCCCTAGTCGGCTCCACAACGAGTAAGTTGTCGGACGCCCTAGACGGCATTTTCCCGCTTATTGACTTCACGCAGCCTGTTTCGGGCGGTCAGGTGCTTATCAACAACATCCTGTGCGCGTGTTGGTCATTTACATATAATGATCCGGTGCAGGGTGCCCGGCCTGTGCAGGCGGTGTTCTTCAATAAGCGTTGGTTTATGACTAGCCAAGGCACGTTGATTAACATCACTGGCGCTCAGGTGGGGGGTGTAACCACCATTTACGGCACGGGTGGCACTAATCTTATCAAGCTGTACGCGGATAGTTCGGCGGGCGTTGCGGTAACCTTCAAAAGCGCGTTGTGGCCTTTGGGTGATCCGATCAGGGACAAGCAAGCGTTGAAGTTTGGGGTTGAGGCGACGGTAAACACGCCTTCTAGCCTTTCGTTGACGGTTGATAGCGAATATCAATCGAGTCCGCCTTATACATTGATTAACAACATATCTTGGTACAACAATTCAGGATACGTTATTCCCTGGACCAATAATTCTGCCGCAACAATTGGTTGGATTATTGGGGGGTATCAGTTGTATAAGTCAGATGCTCAACAGTATGGAAAATACCTAGGTTTCACAATTACCAGCACGGATGTGAACATGGTTTTGCACACGTTGGAGTTGGAACACGAAATGAGAGCGAGGTTCTAAGATGCCTGTACCCAATACGTTTGCGAACGCAACGACCGCTATTCCGCTATCGCAGTTGGACAACAACTTTGCGACGGCGATTACCATTGGCAACACGGCAGTTCAGCTTGGGAACACGGTTACCACGCTGAATAACATGACCCTTGCCAATGTCACGATTAGCAGTGTTTCTACGCCGGTCACTGTAGCGCAAGGCGGTACTGGCTCAACAACGCTCACTGCCGAGAATGTTGTGCTTGGCAATGGAACGAATGCGGTCAAGTTTGTTGCTCCCGGTTCGTCAGGAAATGTCCTTACGAGCAACGGCACCACTTGGGTAAGTCAAGCGGCTGGAGGTGCAGCCGCGACATCCAACGTTCAAACTTTTACATCTTCAGGTACATGGACGAAGCCAGCAAATGTTACGACTGTTGTAGTCCAAGCTTGGGGTGCCGGAGGTGGTGGAGGCGCCGGATATCGTGGTGCAACTAGCACCTTACGGGGACCCGGTTCTGGTGGAGGTGGTGGCGCTTATACTTACCGCACTTTTGTGGCGTCAGATTTGCCTGCAAATGTAACAATTACTATTGGAGCGGGCGGCACTGGAGGTGCAGCACAAACGGCAAATAGTACTACCGGAGCAAGCGGTACCAATGGTGGCAATACTTTATTTGGCACTTATTTGACTGCCTATGCTGGGACGGGCGGCCCCGGTGGTGATAACGGTACAGTGGACGGCGCTGCTGGTGGTGGCGTTCTAGGGTTAACGGAACCGTGGAGTCAAAGTGGTAGAGGACATTTTGGTCGCGGCAATACAACCGCCGGTACAGACGGAGCCGCATCAGGTTTTGGTGGCGGCGGTGGCGGCTCGTCGGGTCAGTCTGGGCCGGGTAAAAACGGTGGTTCTTCATATCAAGGTGGTGCCGGCGGCGCGAGTGGCGGCGTAATCAGAACGTCGAATATTGCGGAGGATGGTGGTGTTGGCGGTAGTGCTTCTAGCAATTCAGGAGGAGGAGGAACCGCCGGTACTGCGGGTGGTAATGGCGGAAATGGTACTGCTCAGATTGCCAGTGGTGGCTTTGGCGGCGGAGGTGGTGGCGCAAGCCTCGCTGCTATTAGCGGGTCTGGTGGGAGCGGCGGATTCCCAGGGGGAGGCGGAGGCGGCGGCGGTGGCTCGACTAATGGTTACAATTCTGGCGCCGGCGGCAATGGCGCGGGTGGCTATATAATTGTTCAGTCTTGGTGAGGTGTGATATGGCACAGAAATACGCAATCATCGAGAACGGCAAAGTCATTAACGTGGCTGTGTCAGAAACCGCGCTGGAACCAAATTGGATTCGAAGCGACGTTGCAAAACCCGGCGATGATTACGTTGACGGGCAATTTGTAACGCCGGCACCCGACACTGAAGCAGCGGCAGCAGCAGTCCGCGCAACGAGAGATGCGTTGTTGGCGCAGACTGATTGGACGCAACTTGCAGACGCGCCGGCAGATGATCTTGCTTGGGCAACCTACCGACAAGCCTTGCGTGACATTCCGACGCAATCTGGTTTTCCGTTGAAAGTTGTGTGGCCTGTAGCCCCTGGCGGTGCCTAATGCAGACCGACGCGCATGAGCACGCCAAAAACGTTGTTGACGCCATAAGTATTGCCACCGTGGTTGGTACTCTTGCGCAGATTTTGCCTGCAATGGCTGCATTATTCAGTATAGTGTGGTCTATAATCCGTATCTGGGAAACACAGACGGTCAAGCGTTTAGTGCGAAAGTGGCGGTCTAAGTCGGCCAAGAAAGGAAACTGAGATGGGCATTAACGCCTTCACAAAGATGGGCAATACGGTGACCTTCACCGCTGATACAACCGCGCCCACTCCGGTGCAGGCGGCGTCCACCAGCCTTGGCGGTAACCAATACCGCATTATCAACAACGGCACGGTCACGGTGTTTCTGGGATACGGATCAACGGCGGCGGAGGCGAGCAACAATGCGGTGGTCGTTACCTCCTCGCAAGCTGCATTTCCCTTACTTCCTGGCACCGACGAAATCCTCACCTTCGTGCCCAACGCCTACTTTACTGGCATTACGGGCGCAAACACGGCGGCTGTTTACATCACCCCAGGCGACGGACTGTGAACCATGCTGAAGGTCGCAAATACATTAGGTGGCGGGGGCGGTAACGGCACAGTTACCAATGTTGCGACGGGCACAGGCTTAACCGGCGGTCCGATTACGACTACCGGGACGATCAGCCTTGGTAATACGGCGGTGACTGCCGGCACGTATGGTGATGCGAGTTCCGTTCCGCAGATCATTGTGGACGCCCAGGGCCGCATAACGAGTGCAAGCAATGTAAGCATTGTTGTTGCCGGCGGTGTGACTAACGTTGCTACGGGCACTGGTCTGACGGGTGGGCCGATTACCTCAACAGGCACAATCAGTCTTGCCAATACAGCCGTCACGGCTGGCAGCTATGGCAGCGCCAACACTGTTGCAACCTTTACAGTTGATGCGCAGGGGCGGTTAACGGCAGCGGCGAATGCCAGCATCAGCATTGGCAATGCTAATCTTGCTAACAGCACTATTGGCTTGGGAAACGCGACCCTTACCCTTGGTTCTACCACGACGAATGTGGGCAACCTCACTCTGTCGTATCCCAATCTCAGTGGTACCACCGACGCTAATGCGACGTTTGCCACAAGCAGTTTGCCTTTAGTTCCAGAGGGTTACATTGTCATTCAGATAGGGGGTGTTGATAAAAAGATACCCTATTACGGTGTATGACCCATGGATTTCGACTCCCTAAGCGATGTAAAGTTTGGTGACCTAGACGGTCTGGACGAGATGCTTTTTGCTAATTTTGTCCAGCACAAGACGTTCAGGGAAGTTTTTTACTCGCAAGGGATAGTAGTTCCGGCGTATCCTTTGGCTAATGCCGATCCCGCGAATTTGGACGATTGGTTGCAGGCGCATCAGGTAGAGCATCAGGCTTTTGCTTCGTTGTTGGACCTGACTAATCCGTTCAACCTCCAAGACGATGCGTGGGATAAGGAGGAGGAGTTTTACAACTGGCTATCGCTGCACCTGACTATTCACCAGCAGATAGCGGAGAGATTGGGGCTTACGTGATGTCACAGGCATTGGCACAACCGCGCGGGCGCGGCCCTGTTAGGGGCAAAGACACGGTAACGGTGCTGCGTGAGGCGCTCATTAATCAGTTGGGCGACATGCGCACAGTTGACGAATTTTTCGATAACCTTGCAAAGCTGATTCAAGCTGGAGCAGCAAAGCCAATTCAGATTGGCAACACGGTATTTTTGGCTTTCCGTTACAATGGCCAAGGTAAAATGTTGCCTGAGGGTATTGTGGAAATCCACATGTTCTCGGCGGAGCCGTTTAGCGAAACAGCAAAGCGTATGATGGTGCTGCCCAATACTCTCCGCGAGTTGGGTTATCGCGGTTTTACGACGTATCTTGAAGACAAAGCCATGGCGAATTTGCTTCTGCAAATGCAGAAACGCAACGGCATTCAGGGTCAATTACGTCAGGATATGGAGTTGATTAACAACGAGATGAAACCTGTTTATCGGGTGGAGGCAGTGCTCTAATGGTCAAAAAAGTAGTTTCCAATCCGGTAGGTGGTGGCGGTGGTGGCGGTAAAGGGGCAACTATTGCCGTTGTTGCTGTTGCGGTTGTTGCCACGGTAGCCACCGGCGGGTTGGCGGCGGCAGGCGCCGCAACAGCTATCGGGGCAAGTCTCACTGGAGCAGCGGCGACTACAACGATTATTGGCAGCGCGACAGTTGGTAGCGTTGTTGGTGGTGCTGTTATCGGTGCTGGCGTTGGTGCTGTAACTGGTGCGGTTCAAGCCAGCCTTGTCGGTGATAACATACTAGAGGGCGCTTTAACTGGCGGTGCTGTTGGTGCTGCTTCGGGGGGTGCTGGCATGTTGGGCGCCGGTGCAGGCGCAGAATTGGCAAGCGAAGGGCTACAGTTGAGCACTGCTGCCGGTTCGGTTGACGCCGATTTAACGAGGGCGGTGGTTGAGGCGTCGAAAGGCGCAACAGCGTTCGGCACGGGCGCGGCTATTCAAGATCAGAACATTGGTGAGTGGGCGGCGGTTGGCGCTATTACTGGCGCTGCGGTGCCGTTGGTCACGGCTGGTTTGAATTATTCTGGTGTGCCCGCTGGTGATACACGCAATATTGTAGCGGGTACTGTTGGTGGTGCTTTGGCTGGCGGTGGTTCTGCTGCTGTTACTGGCGGTGATGTTGAAGCCGGCGCTATGACCGGCGCCGCGTCCGGTTTAGTTGGGGCCGTCGCTAGACCGTATGTAACTGATCTTGCCAACACTCTTTTCGGTACTGGTGCCGCTGCGCCAACGGGTGCGCAGGCGTTGAACGCACAAGAGCGCGGTCAGCTTGCCGGGGTGTTGTCAGGAACAGCTAGTGGACAACCCGTTTCCAATGAGCAGTTTGTCGAGAATGCCTACCAAGCATTGTTTGGGCGTCCTCCCGAAGCCGCTGGTATGGCGTATTGGACCGGCGAAATGGCAGCGGGTGCCTCGCCAGAGCAAACGTTGAACAACATGATTGCTGGCGCGACGGCTGGTGACGCCGCAGCCGCAGCGCGTTTTAACGCTGCACAATACCTTACTACGCCTTTGAGCGCCGAAATTGGCGGTGGCGAAGAAGGCGGTCAAGACGTTGAGGTTGTGGGAGATTATGAAACCACCCCTAAGACAGGTGGCGGTGGTGCGTTTACGCAAGAAATTGTGCCGGATGAGGGTGCGGTTGCGTCGGAATTTGAGCGTGGCGGTTCTGAGTCGGCCAATCTTTTGCGCGACTTGTTTACATTTGGCGCCGAGCAAGGTGTTGGCGGCAGCAAAACGGTTGTGCCTTTTGGTGCCGGTGGCGTCACAGAAACTGACAGAGCGATATTGGAAACGACGGGTTTGTTGCCATTTGGCGGTGACAAGACCGTAACGGGCGATAATGTTCTTGCCACTTTTGGTGGCGATAAAACGGGCGTTACCGGCACTGGTACAGGCACAGGCATAGGCGTTACCGGAACAGGCACGGGCACAGGTACTGGTATGGCCGGCACAGGCTTTGGCAATACT